CCGTACTTCTACATCTTACATCAAAACCATTATTTTTCAATATAGCTAAATCAGTTAAACCACCTGCACTTGTTTTTCTTTGCCTAGCGGATGGGTCTGGATAAACCACTATTTGAACATTCTTGTATCTGGTTCTAATTTCCTCACACATTTCATTCGTATTACTACTATATATTTGTACTTCATCTATCATAAAAATTCTATCATTTTCTATAACACAAACAACCGCACTCATAGGGTCAACATTGAAGTCTAAACCTATGTGTAATATTCCTGTGTTCTTGTTGTACTTCTCCACAATGTTTTTATCTCGACTGAAGTTGTAATAAATCATTCCCGAATAGTTAACAAAAGTAGCTTCATATTCTTGTTGAAAGGTTCTAAGGTCTAGGTCTTGCTTTGCCTGTTCTATCTCGTCTTCTGATACCTGTTCCCCCTCTAGTGTGGTGTACTGAAAGCTTTTCCAATCCTTATTTGTTTCACCCATCTTGTATAACTCATAAGACCAGTTACCGAACCCTCTAGGACTACCACAGAACAACGCATGACCTTTTGTGTCTGACAATGTAGGTCTTAGAACCTCAAACCATGTTTCTTTGCTGATATCTGCGAACTCGTCCATGACTAAACCATGCAACCCAACACCCCTTAGTGAGTTTTCATTATCTGACCCCCTTAGTGTTATCTGGCTATTGTTCTTGAGTGTAATAGTCAAATCACTGTGGTTGATGCTCTTTACCCATTTATGCTGTATCATTTTTTCTTTGAGAACACCCCAACATATCGCTTTAGCCTGTCTGTAACTGGGTGCAACGTACCAAACCTTTTTATTTGGCTGACTTGCAAACTTGGCTAATTCATTTATGGCTAGATATGTTTTACCAAACCTACGACCTGTAATCAGCACCCTAAATCGTGAGTCATCTTTGATTACTTTCTTTTGTGGTGCTGTTAAGGGCATTAATCAGCCGACCATACTAGCGGTTCATCTAATTCGCTTGTTTCTATCTTATCTTGTTGACCTAAAATATTCTTTCCTAGAAATATTTGCATGGTCACATTTCCCTTTTCAGCCGACTTCCATTGTAGTTGTCTAAGACGCATTTTCATCTCACTACGTCCTTTTGTCAGAAATTCCGAATAACTCTTTTCTAATAAGTCTGGTGAACAACCAAAAAAATCAGCCATTTCAATATTCGTACAACCAAATTTAGCAAGCTTTTGAAGCTGTTTTGTGTCTATATTATACTTCTTTGGTCTTGCCATCCTATTTTTACCCTATGGATAGATGGTGTGGCATAGCTTCTCAAGGTTCAACCACTAATCATTGTACTACTGACCTACAACAAACAGTCCTTAACTATGTCGACTAATGCCACAAATAACATTTATCAATAAATAATTTATTTTTAAAGTTTTTTCTTTTTTTGTCTTCTTTGTTTATCTGCAAGCTTTTTCCATTTCTCCACTGTTTCCTTTTTGAAAACCCTAGTATTTCTTTGATTTGTATCTGGAACTATAGGCTTTAGTGCAAATATTTTTTCGTAATCTTTATCCATTATATCCATCCTATTGTTGGTGATTCGATATTACCTTTTGACCATACAAACCATGCTAGAGCTAACATACCACCGCTATACGCTTCACCATTCTTCATTAGTGCCTGTCTTTGACTAAATACCCATACTTTTTCTGGTGGATATCTCTTGAAGAAATCTCGCCTTGCTACACCTTCCAGAAAGCTAAGTTTGAGAAGTAAAGCCACTTTGTATCTTGCTAGTTCTACTGCCTTTTCAGCAAATTCTAATGCGTTCTTGAATGGGGGGTTTGTAATAATGTTGTCGTGCTTTTGTGTTTCCATGAGAAAATCTATGCGTGGTGTTCCATATCCTCTATCTACTAAGTCGCTTGAAAAAACATTATAACCATTTTTTAAAAGAACTTTGGATATATGACCTTGACCGCAACATGGTTCATAGATGTTACCTCTAAAGGTTGTAACCCTTAAAAGGCTTTCGGTTGACTCTTCTGGTGTTGCATAGAAATCATTTTTTTCCCTGTCATTACCAAAACCTATTATTTTTTGTGCTTTACTCATGGAAAATCCCAATAATAAGACCGAACACTACGACAATTCTTTTTATTAGCTATAGGGTCACGAACTTGGTTAATGGCTGTGGCTAATGCTAAACATTCAGCATGGTTATCAAAGACAAGGCGGTGAACTTGAACATTAGCCGTTTCTATATCTGTGATAGTAATGAGATACATTGTAAATGTTATGACCTCAAGCACTATAACCACCCTCTTAAATCTAAATACTTTTCAGCGTCATCTTTGGAAAACTCGCCCTCTTTTATGGCTCTTTGTACTTCGTCAATATGTTGTAACGCTTGTTGTGAAACATAATTTCTAGACATTTTTTCTTCTACAACCTTTTTGTAGTCTTTAAGTCTGAGGGGGTACAAATCAACCTTTTCTGTGCTTTGTGCTTTAGGTTGTTCATCCAGATATTTCTTAGCGGATAGCCAGAAAGCAGGTTGTTTAGCAAACTGTTTATCTTCTACCGATTTATAATACTTATTATACAATTCTGCTAGTTCTTCTGGCTTTTCTATCCATTCGTCTTCTATCTTCATATAGTTCTTTTCGGCTGTTCCCTTTGATACCTTGTTAGCTACCTTTTCCCAAAATTTTAAAAATAAGGGTGCATAACTTACTTTGGTTTGTTTAGAGGTAGGGGTAGGGGTATGGGGTAGGGGGGTTTTCTCTAGGTTACCTTTAGGTTCTGTGCTAGGTTTTTTTGGTCTACCACCAAGCTTACCATTCTGCTTAGATGCTTCCATACGCCTTGATATATAGAGATATTCCTGTAGTTGTCTTTCATTTTGATAGTGGTCATTTACTAAAACAAAGAACTCTCTAATAATTTTATCACAGCTAGTTTTTTCATTATCAGAAAAACAATTAGCTATTCTGTACTGCTTATAAGCATCATTTGGTATACCTGCACAGCGTTTATTCCAGTTAAAGCATAAAAGCCTTATGTATATTCCGACTTCTTCATTACTAAGGTGTTGCGTTCCTGCAATAAAGTCTTCTGTAAATAAGTACCAAGCTTTCATTTTCTGCGTTGGTTTTGAATTTTCGTGTATAATCATATTGAACTCCAATTTAGTTAAGTGTAACCCCTCTAAGAACAAACCTAAAGGGGTTTTTTGGTTTAGTATCCCCAAACTTCCTTTCTAGCTTGCAATACTGTAGGTTCTTTCCAAATCCAGTTATCGGGGTTTGGCACTAGAGAGTCTCTAACGTCATCTGGGGTATCTACTGTTTTAAGGTAATTACCCATCACCTTTAATATATGCTTACATATCCGCATAGGTTCACCATAATCATCTAGCGACATCGCAATAAATTCAGCATCCTTAGTCTTTGTAGGGTTTTTCAGATACCACAGAATTTGCTTAGCATTTGTCGCTTTTTGATAGATAGACTGTTGCATAGCATGGGAAATACTAACCCTTTGAGGTAGGCTTTTAGAAGTTTTCAAATCAATATAAAAATCTTCTTTTGTCTTTTTATCTTCAAAATGAAAGTCGGTGTAACCCACAAAAGGTATAGTATCTATTTCTATTTCTACCTTCTTTTGGTAGGTCAATAGATTCCATGTATACGCATACTTTTGAAACTCCTTAGTTCCTAGCTGTAATAATGGCACTAAGTTATTTCTTTCATCTTCTGTTTTCGGGTCATTTATCCTAGAACAGTTTGCATCATACTCAGACACCATTTTTTCTG